ACCCAGGTCCAGGATTCGCGACTGTGTCAACTGTTTTGTCGTATGTTGCTCCAATATGGCGCCCGTTTGACTTTGATCGAAGTTACGTATTTATACGTCCGTCGGTCCCAGCAAAGCGTGGTACATATTCTGAGTTTGCGTACGTGCCTGATCGGCCACGTGTCCCTATGTCTGTAGACTGGAAGCGTGTCAAAATTGCGGGATGGTGTTGCTTGTTTGGTGTAGTTGTCGCAGCCTTTAGGGTCGGAGCACACCGATATTTTTGGCGTTGGACAAAAGCCAAAATTAGCAACATCAAACAGTCAGTCTTCTCTAGCTGTGTTTCACGATTTAATCGTGTACCAGCAAAGAGGAGCGCTACTATTAGGTCAACGTTCCGCGAAGCTAGTGTGCCGCACATATCTAGTAACAACCCTGGTCATTCCCATCCAATTAGTGCTGCTTGGCGTTCTAGTGCAGTTACTCTTTCGTCGTCTGTGTGTAATTCTTTAGGATTGAAACCCTTTGTCTATCAAGCTAGTGCTAGTGATGTTAGGCAGGAGTTTATTTATCATCGAGATTACCATTGGATGAAAGATGTGACTGTACCTTCAGATTCTTCTGAGCCAACCAGCAATAATGTTGTGGTTTTAGTCGATGTTGACTATTACCTTGATTTGGCTGAAAAGCTATTGGAGTGGGATCAACCGTTGTTGCTGTATAGTTTCCAACCTAGCGCAGTTGCTGGCGCTGTTGGTGAATTTTCGTTTTCTTTCGATAGGGATGATCATGTTGATTATCGTGTTGCAGGTGGAGCTACGTATAAACATGAGGTTTGGAACTTTTGTGTTGATACTATCACAGTTAGTAATTGGTGGTGTACCAAGACTTATATTGTGGAGCGAAAAGCCGCAAACGACCATCATCAATATGTGATGTTGGTTCCTATTGGAAGATGGTTTGGCTTGTGGAGCTGGGTGGTTGGGTTTTTAGACCATACACCGCTCACAAGGCTCAAAGTCAATCACGGAGATTTTAATATACTAGATGTGCAAGGCCAAACAGGTTTGATACGTAGTGTTGCGCGTGTGGGCGAATATAATAGTGCATCTATAAGTGTTACTACTTTTGATGCTCTTGGTTCGGTCACCCGCAATGGTGCGACGAAGGTTGGTAATGCTACGGTAGTCAGTTGGATTTCCGAAGCTGCCATGACCATGTTGTCATTGGAGGACCGTAAAACGGCTAGTGCTTTAGTGGATTATTTGCGAAATAATCCGCTTTTGAAGCAGCCTATGACGGTGTATCCTGCCAATAGTGGTGTTCGTCGATTTCAATACGTGTCTCGTCCTGCGTTGTACGATCCTGATGTGGAGTCTTTAATGCAATCATTTATGTCACCAATTTTACCTGGAGCGTTTATTCCAGATAATTGTAGCAATAATGAGAAGCAGTCCATAAAAGGTCGTGTGGTTTTGCCACAAGCTGAAGCTGATCGTTTGTCCGCAGGTCCGGTGTCTGCATTTTTGATGGGTTGTATGAATGAGTTTGTAGAGAGGTTGTTTCCTATTGAGCATTTGGGACAGCCCTGTGAGGTTGAGGATGTTTTGGAACGACAGAGTCGCCCATCCCAACGATCGTTGTTGGAACAGGCTGATGCTGCCTTGCCCAAACGTGAAATCAGTACATTTATGAAAGGTGAAGCCTATCAAAATGTTACTGATCCTCGCACAATTAGTACGTTTAATACTGTTGACAAGCGTGAGTATGCTCGTTACATGTATCCAATTTCTGATCACGTTGCTGAGACTTGTTCTTGGTATAGTTTCGGAAAAACGCCAGTTACGATAGCACAAAGTGTTTCTAGCACTTGTCAGTCGTCACCGTTAGGGGTTAATGCGACTGATGCTAGTCGTATGGATGGCCATGTTAATGAGAAACCGCGCTTGCTTGAACGTATGACGTTGTTACGGTATTTTCATCCGTCACATCATAATCGACTAATTGAGCTACATTCTGTACAATTCAATATGCGTGCTCGCACCAAACATAAGAATACGTATAAGGTTAAATTCCAGCGTGGTAGTGGGTCAGGTGAGACCGCTTTCTTTAATACTGAACTAGGTAAATTTATTAGTTACTTAGCTCGTCGTATAGCCGGAGTTGGTGCCGATGAAGCGTATGCTGCGGCAGGTGATTTTGGGGGTGATGATGCGTTAGATTCCCAGATCACTTGTGATGATATAGGCGCTGATCATCTCGTACAGGCTGGTGCCATGATGGGCCAGAAGTTGGAAGTAGTAGTATTTCGACATGGTAGTCCGGGAGTTAATTATTTATCTCGATTTTTTAATGA